TCCGGTACAGGCGCATCTCCCGGATCTGAGCGATACTCGGCCTGCTTAGCCCCGACGAGTGCCTGCGCCTGATGCAGCGGGACATCCCAGGCCTCGCCCGGCTCCGCGTGCACTCCGTCGATGAGACTGGGCGACGTGATGGTTATTTTCCTTCTTGGCTGCGGCATCGTTACACCTACCATTCAAAAGGATGGGCGGAATCGAAGATCCGCCGTAAGTGTGGGTATGGTTACAAAAAACAACTCATCCCACGGTTGCCTCCGAATTTCACAACTACGAGAGCGTTAGGGCGCTAGCGACGACAAACGCCTGGGGGTATTTGATCGTGACGTCCACAAGCATGAATGTGGTGAGTTCTATCATGCCCTGCTTCTTGAGGCGATACGGGTCAACGACGATCTCAAACCCGCTGCCCCACATGCCGATGATCATCGTGTTCCACACGCCAAGGATGAGCATCGCGAGGTTCGTGCCCGTTCCCTTGGTGCCGTTTGCCGCCACCTGGTTGGTGGAGAAGGCAACATAACCGTCGAGCTCATCCTTGTCCCAGAGCGGGACGCCGATGGTGTTGCCCAAGCGCGCGGTGCGCTTCAGCAGGCCCTTGATGCCAGGGGTTGTGAGCCACCCGGGGTTGCCGAGTTGATCGGCGTTCGATGTTTCGAGCAACTCCTCCATGGCCACGATATCCGCATAGGTGATGAGTCCGCCGTTGCCCACGTCGGCTGCCACCACTTCGCTTTGCACGCCGGTGGTGTGCAAGATGCCTTTGGGTTGATTGCTCGAACCCAGGCCGGAAATCGCTGCGGTGTCTACCGCGAGCGCCATGTCTGCGGCGAGGTCTTCGCGCACCAGTGAATCCACATCAATGACGGCTTGCGCCAGCAATTGCCGGGAATAGCTGGTCGAGGATTGGTAGGTGTGCGGAGAAGCCAGAATGGAGCCGAGCGTCAAGGCCGAATCGGCCACGTCGGTACCGGGATTCTCCGCCACCCACGACCCGGTCGCGCGTCCCGTCTGCTTGGGGTAGGAGACATTGTCGCGCAGCCCGGATATTGTGCGCGCGCCCAGTTGCTTCACACGCATGCGGTTGTAGAGGAATTGGATGAACTCGCCGGGCTCAGTGAACTTCAATTCCAATCCGGCCGTTGCGGTCTGAGAATCCAAGCCAGCGCGCTTCGAGAAATCGATTCCGGACTTCTTGAGGAAATCGGGCGTCATGTTGTGACGCATGCTCCACGGAACATGCAAGCCGCCGTGGTTCGCGCCCTTCCAGTCGCGTTCGAGTTCCTGTGAGACTTCTAGCTCAAACGAGTTCGCGCGCTTATCGCCAGCGCCCCCATTCGTCTGGACCTCGATATTCCTCACGGCCGTCATGATTCCGCGCGCGAGGTTGTACTCTTTTTGCTCTTTCTCGGTGAGTGTGACGCGTTCCTCGATCTTCTCCGCGCCCGGTTGTGGCAGCGGATTCGCTCCGCGCTTCGACACTTCGTCGAGCACGTAACGCGAGAATGCGTCAACCGACTCGCCGTCCGTTACTGCCTTCACTACTCGTTCCTGATCGATCCCGTGGACCTTGCCGAGCCGAATGATTTCAGCGTTGGCGGTCCGGGATTCTGCCAGAGTAATTTCCACGGTACCCTCCTTGAGATTCGGCTCTGCAGCCGGACTACCACCACGAATTGAAACTGGATATTGCCGTTCGCCTTCAGAGCGCCCATGACCAACGGTCGGGTCTGCCGGCACGCCAACGGAACTCGCCTCGAGCGGAACCCACTTGGTCGCTCGATACGTGTCGCCATCCTCTTTCGAGGACTTCTCCAGCGTCATCTCGCGGATCTGGTAGCCGACCGAAATGAAGCGCCGGATGCCGTCCTGCACATCGGCCTTGATTTGCTGCGCTGCAGGACTCCTGGAGAACTGCACATCGCCTCGAAGTTTCTTGTCGGCGCCAATTGCGACGTTATCGATAATGCCGATCACGCTTTTCTGATCGTGCGTGTCCAGAAACGAGAGGCCCTTGGACGCGCGGGATAGGTCGACCGCATCTGCGGAATGCCCGAGGATTTCAGTGCCGAACCAACGCGCAACCGGGAATTCCGATGAGATGGCGATTCTGAATCGATCCGGGTCGCCTGTGGACCGCACCATGTCTGCCGGGTCCGGCACTGCGCCCGCTGCCACGGCAGCCAGCACGCGCTTCGCTCGCTCCTCGTCCGCGGGCGTTAGCGTCCGCGTGATCGGGACCATCTCCAGGACTTCGAACTCCCGCGTCAACATGGGAAGCGAGTCGCCAATCTTTTTACGTTCCGTCACTGGCCTCTCCTCATAGCTACAAGCTTGCTGGCTGCTTTCTTCCCTGTGGCTTCCACTTCTGCTTGCGGGCCGTCCGGCTCGTTATCGCCAGCCTCTATCTGATCCTTGGGACCCTTCTCGATGGTCGGCTTCATGGCCGAGATGTCGAATACGAGGCCGTAAGACTCGGCCAGCTTCTTTTCCAAAGAAAGCTGCTCGAAGATTTCCTCAACGTCGTTGCCGGATTCCGCGATGATCGTGCCGCGCGTGTTGAGCCCGGCGCCGATTTCCAGGATGGACGACTGCACGTCCTTGAGCGGATCCACCCAAGGCCAGCCGCGCGTCTCCCACTTGCCCTCGCAGAATCGTGATGGATCGCGGGAATCGAGCACGAGCTGCCCGGAGAGCAACGCCATCGAGAGCCAATTCTCGAAGATTGGCTGGAGGAAAGTTTCCTTGAACATCGATTGGCACATCTTCCATTGATCGCGTTCGATGAGCAGGCCAGAGCGCATCGAGGAGTAATTGACACCTTCGAGGTCGGAAGCGAGCGCGTTGTAGGACACGCCCATTGCCCCAGCGATAAACCGGAGCATCGATTTAACGAACATCGGGAAGGCGTTCGCCGGGTGCTCGGGGTTCCATTCCTTGAAATTCATTCCTGGAGGCAGCGTCTCAATGACTCCGGGATTCGCCTCGATGCGATATTTGGCGTCGGGGTTCGGTGTCTCGAAAGCCGATGGGTCGCTGTACTCCAGGAAGCCAATCTTTGCGGCGCCCACGCGCGCGGCTACCAGCTCGGCTTCCACGTAGCCGCCGAGCATGCGCATCTCCTGCATGCAGGGGTGAAACCAGGTGATCCCGCGCGTTTGGTTTACGCGCTCCGGGTCGTAGAGGTGCAGGATGTACTCGGCTGGAACGCGCTCGCGAAGTAGGGAGCCGCCGAGATCAGAGGGATGGAAAGGGTTGACATGGTAGGCGACGGGCTTGCCCCACTTATCGACCTCGATACCCATCCGAATTTCGTTTTCGTTCGGCGACGCGAGACGGCCGAAAAGGTGGTCGACCTGGTCGGCGTCTATCATTTGCAACGCAAACCTGAATTTGTTCTGAAAGCCAGGCACCATGCGGACAAATACTTCGCCGTCTGTCGCGATGGTTTTCAGGATGAGGTTTTGGATGGCGCGGAACGAGTACTTGCCGTCAACGGTGCAGTTCCCTTTCTTCGCCCACTCGCTCCAGGCTTTCTCTATTTTCTCGTTGAAGGGCTTGTTGAGTTCGTCGCTGTTATTGCGGACCTGCGCCTGGTAGCCCACGCCCTTCTCGCCGAGCACGTTCGCAACTAGAATTTTCAGGTAGCTCTTGGCGATGGCGTTGTTACGCGACAGCTCGCGCGCGCGGGCGCGGAGGAGCCGGATGTTGCCCTTAACTTCCTGGTCGGCCGAGAGGATCGAGGTAAACCAGTCGTTTGTCAGGCGTGAGGCGGAAGCGCCATTAAAGACCGTGAGGTTGCGGCCGGTGAAGAAGTTCACGATGCGCTGAATGATCTTGTTCAAGCGTCGATTCCCGTCACGTCAACCCAAGTCGCAGGGAACGGACTCTCGGTATCGAGGTCGAATTCAGCTTTGTACGGAATGCCGAGCCTGCCAGGATTCTGCTGACGCCACACGGCCGCGCGGAACATGCCGCGCAGCTTCGTAAGCTCGGCGAGCTGATATCTGCTGACAGCACGACCGGCGATCTGATAGCTCTGTATTCCGCTGGTGAGATTGCCGCCAATTGCAGCTTCGAGAACTACGAGCGTTCTTTCTTCGAAGGTTTGGTACGTGCCGGCGGGAGAAGATGCAGCGTCGGGCTCGACGTTTATTACCAACTCATCGCCGCGAATGTCGTGAACCTCAGCGGCCCCCGAAGCCAACCCTGCATGCGTTTCGTTGACCGCGGAGCCGTTCGCTACGGTGATCGTTCCGCCGGTGATGTCGCCGGTGATTGCGGTGATGATGCCGGTGAGATTGTTGCCGCCGTTGGTGAAACCGGTGATGACTACCGTTTGGCCGACGTAAGGAAACGGACCTGTGAAGGTTGAGTAGAGATAGACCGCGCTTCCGCTGAAGGCTTCTACCTGCGTCAGAGTGAGACGCGACCCGGGATTCGTGAGACGTTCGCAGTAACGGTACGGCCCGGCAGGAAGACCCTCTGTGTCGCTCGGCAGGAGCGTGATCAGGAAGCCAGCGCTGTTCTGAACCGTCGCAGCCTTGTTGAATTTCGTGGTGAGGCCGTTCAAATAAATGGTGTACGCCCAGCCGTCGGCGGGCGCGTAGTCGTCAAGGGAGCGGGAGAATTGGACGGTCGTACCTGCAGGGAAATGCGACGGCACGCGATCGGGGATCGTGGGAGCCACAGATCATGAAAGTAGGGTATTTACGGTACGGTGAACATTGAAGAATTTCTTAGTTGGCTGGCTGGGTAACTATCTTGGTGCGGATTTGGCGAGTTCTATGAATCCCGGGACGCGCGCCCAGGCATCTACGGGCCGGTCGTCGCTGTAAACGGCGTCTTCGCTCATGCTTATCCCCCGGCCGTAGGTCACAAAAGGTCTGATATGAACGTCGACAGTTTCTATAAAGGGCACGGTATCTGGATCAGCCAACGCAGAAAACGACAGAGAATTCAGCGCGAAGATGCGAAGGCCTCCCAAGGAACGCGCCCTAGCGGCCATCATACCGTCAAGCTCTAGGGTGCCAAGTATCTTATTGGGCTCACAGCAACATCTGACGTTGTAGCGCATTTGCTGCATACTACCACTTTCTCCATTATTTCCGCCATCCTTCGACCCAGCTTGAGCCCCTGCTCAGACTGCCTTGTGACTGGCCAGGGAGCCTACGCTCGCCATCCGATGCCTCGGTTGCGCTGCCACCGGGCGCCGCTATAGGCTTTCTCAACGCCTCCGCCATCTCGCCCAGCTTGCGCAATGTGGCCTGCCCGAGGACGTACAGCGCCGCCAGTGCGTATACCTCGAGGTCCAAAGCCTCGTTGCGCGCCCGAGTCTTGACATACTCGCGGATCGTGCCCTTGCCGCGGCGGTATCGCCGAATGGCCTTCTCGGAAGTGAGCTGCGCCAGGTACTCATCCTCCGCAAAGTCCGGGAGGTGCATATACCCCGGTCCAGCGCTGGGGATCTTCATGCGCGCGAAGACCCGATCCTTGGCGGTGTCAGTGCCGATCATCCACAGCTTTACCCGGTACTGGTTGTTAACGCTGAACTTGCCGAGGATTTCCTTACCAGCCTCGCTTGAGCCTTTCAGTGCGAATATTCTGCGCCCTTGCCGCGCCCGCACGAAGCGATAGACTGAGTCGGTGTGCAAGCCGCCGCTGTCGATCATGGTGCAGGTGATCTTGACCTTCTGCCCGGAGGCCGTCTCCCAGCTTGAAAGCAGGAACGCGTCCAGGTCGTTCCAGACGGCTTCCTGGCCGGGATCCCCGAAGTGTTGCTGATAGGCGATGAGCCATGATTCTTCTTTGTCGCCCCAGCCCTTGACGACACATTCCAAGCGATCGGACTGGACGTCAACCGCTGCGGTAAGCAGGCCCACACCATCGGGAACTTCGGCCTGATACGCTTCCAGTCGGCTCTTGAGCGTGACGGCTTCTACCGAGTCGCCTTGCTCCTCCCACGTCTCACCCAGGCGCAGATTGATGAACGCCTTCAGCTTCTCGGGATTCTGTTCGTGATTGGCCTCGTGCCACTCCTGGCAGAGCGCCGGCCAGTTCTCGCGCCACGGCGAATAGAGCGCGTTGATGTGGAAGCCTACAGTCGGCCGGTCGGGGAACTCCGCAACCCAAGCTCCGTCGTTCAGCATTTGCTGCTTATACCGCTCGGAGATTTTCCCTTTGCAGCCTGCGCAGACATACGCCACGCTTGCCGGGTCAACCTGGCCATCGGCGTTCGTGGAGTAGAATAAGCAATACGATTTGGATTCCGGGTCACGCCAGCGGAGTGCTTGCCGGAATCCACAGTGAGGACAGGGAACATGGAAGCGGCGCATATCGGAGCGGAGGAAGTCCCGTTCGATTGGCGAGATGCCTTTGGGTTTCGCCGGTGTCGAGCCCTTTACTATTTTCCAATCAGCGTAACCATCGGTGCGCCTGGTGCCGATGGCTACCGGATCTCCCTCGCCGTCCACATCAATTGGGTAACCGTCAACCTCGTCGAAGAGAACTACAGGGACCGGATCGCTGCGCAGGCCGGCACCAGAGTTAGCGCCAGTCAGTTTCAGGAAGCCGCCGGGGAATTCCTTCAGGGCGAGCGTGTTCCCCGCGCGCCTCGATGTTGGCGGTTTTATTTTTGCGCGCAGCGCTAGGCAGTTCTCGATCATCGGTGTGATACGCTTCTTGCCGTAATCCTTGGCATTGTCGATTGTCGGCTGCACGAGCATGACGGGCCGCGGGTCTGAATCGATGTAGTAGCCGCACACGTTATTGATCACGGCATCGGAGTAGCCGACCTGCGTGGACTTCATAATCACAACTTCGTGAACGAGCGGGTCCAGTATCACGTCCATCATTTCGATTTGGAATTTCTCGGGCTTGAACGGGCCGGGGCGTGAGGTCGTGCCCTTGGGAAGAACGCGGTTGCGGATGGCCCACTCGGAGACGGTGAGTTGCGGGGGCGGCTCGTAATGTCGCCATGCACCGAGGCAGACGGCCTCGAAGTGCAGGGTGCCGGATTCGTGAGTTACTTCCGGCACGGCTAAGCTTCCTGGTAGGTTCGGGACTCGCGCTTCGAGAGTTGCAGCAGCGCCTCGCTCAGCGCCTTCTCTACGATCGCATGCGCCATGACGCGAGAGGTCAGCCCGAGCAGCTCCGGTGCAACACGCGGCGCGACGGCGAGGATTCTGGCTTTCGTGGTGAGCACCAGGTTGGTCATTTCCGCTTCGACGTCGGAGATGGCGACGAGTTCCCCGCGCTCCTTGGCAAGTTCCATTTCGCGAAGGTCGGCGTCGGCCTTCAGTAGCCGCACGCGCTGCTCGCGCTCGCCGAGGTAACTGCCGTCCTTCATCGGTACGGCCTTCTTCTTGAGCGCCGCCTGCAAATATCTTACGTACCAGCGAAGACATTTCTCGGAATCGAATCTTCCGCGCGATTCTTTGGGCAACCCTTCCTTCACAAGCTGATGCACACGCTCGATCGAGAGGTTTAGAGTCTTCGCGAGGCGATCTCCGTCAATAATCATAAAAACTGAACTGCAGTCCGTTTTGGAAACTCATTCGCTGGTCATATTTCGCGGTCGCCGTCACCCTCGGATGGCCGCCGGTCGGACAGGACCCATTCGGCGATGGCCATCGAACTGCTCAGTCGATCTTTTCCCACCAAGCGATCAGTAGCGCTAAAGCCAAGCCAGATGCGATGGCTAGCAGTACCAAGTAAGTATTCATATCCTTTGCGCCTTGGCCAGAATCTCTTTGGTGAACTCCTCGTTGAAGATGGTCGCGAACCGCTCGCCGATCAGCGCGATCATTGCATCGCGCAAATGGATGCGCACAGGCAACGGTGCACTCGGTCTGAATGAATATATCTCAATCGTATCAGCGGGATCATGTCCACTAGCAATGCGTTGAAACACACCAACATCTGGCACGATAAACGTGCGCTTCTTGCCTTTGCCACCAATGAACTTGAGATTCGTATAACGAAATGCTGTCGGAACAGACTGTGGAAACGATGGTCGTGCCGCTTCGCCGGTCAACGGAATTGCAATGCCACCTCCGATCTGTGGCAGCTTTTGTCCGCCTTCTTCTAGGAATCCCAGCAATAGCGGTGAGCCTTGGACTTTAGAATCAACGCCAATGATCGCAGTTAGATTCCCAACTTTTGAATATTGAAGAATCTTAATTCGGTTGAGAATAAACCGCTTTCTGACAGTTAGATCGCGTTGCAGTTCTTTTCGTCCGGCATCAACTGCTTCTTTCGCTGTTCGTGTGATCGCATTGTTGGTTGCATACGGCAATTGACGCAGCACTGCTGCTGTCAG